AAAAGTATTGTCTGGGACAGATCTTCCTTCTTGATGCCACTTTTTAATAGTGGCTTTCAGTGTCGAAGGATGCACTGAAATCTTTACTTCAGGAATGAGGCCCATCTCTTTAATTGTCTCTTCAAGATGTTTTGCTTTATTACCCTCTCCCTTACCGAAACTTATACCGACATTATTTTTAATAATATCTCCTAAACCATTATCTTCTAACCATTCATAACAAGCAGATGATTTCTGTGAGTCTTTAGGTATTGATACATATATATCTTCTACTACATCAACCTTTGATCCATCATACATAGTTGTAGATGTCATTCCCAGTTCTGCCATTTTACCTGGTATTACTTCACCAGATAATTTACGTAAATGTTCTTTGTAACCTTTTAATTGTTCTTCAGCGCTTTCAATCGCACTCTCCAAACGTAATTGTTCTCTTAATAATTCTGCTACTGATTCAAGACCAGTCTGATCTATATTAGCAACATCTTCTTCAAAGTTTATCTTGCTCATCTATTTCGCCTTTCTCATTCAAATTAATAGTTACAGGATAATATCGTTGCTGTTTTTTATCCCATTTAAGAATATTAAACTTACCTCTGTTCATTTCAGCGGCAATACAACAAGAAATTCCCATAGCTGCTGGATCTCCCATCATTAAAAGATAATCATTGTCATCAAAATCTTTTAATTTTCTTTTTAGTTTTCGTATAGCTGGCTGTGGACTAAACATAATTTGTTGACCACTTTCAAACAAAACTACAATGTCACCATAATCAGAAGCACCTAATACATTTATATAAGGATTTTCCTGTACTAAAAATACAGTTGGTTTACCTGGTTCTTTTGCTTTACTAAAACTGCTCATACTTTCTATCTTCTCCTTTATACTTGTATTTTGTTTTTACAACCCTTATATTAAACTTTTAGAAAGTTAATATGGATTATAGATTTAAAACGAAGCCGTTTCAACATCAATTAGATGCATTGGAACAAAGTTGGAATAAAGAAGTTTGGGCCTTATTCATGGAGATGGGTACAGGTAAAACTAAAGTATGCATTGATAATATTGCTATTTTGTATGACAAAGGCAAGATAAACGCTGCACTTATTGTTGTACCAAATGGTATAAAACGTAACTGGCGTAACGAATTAGGTATACATTTATCTGATCACATAAACTACCGCGTAGGTATATGGTCAGCATCACCAAAGAAAAAAGAAAAAGATGAGCTTGATCAGTTGTCCGTGAGCGTTGATGACTTAACCATTCTTGTTATGAATATAGAAGCGTTATCCACAGTTCGTGGTCGTGACTTTGCAAAAAGTTTTTTAACACGCAACAATACGTTAATGTGTGTAGATGAATCAACGACCATTAAAAATCATTCTGCGGCACGTACAAAAAATATAATTAAGATAGCAGAGCTTGCAAAGTACAGACGTATCATGACAGGTTCTCCTGTTACCAAGTCACCACTTGATTTGTTTTCACAAGTTCAGTTCCTTGATCCGTGGTTGTTGGAACAACAATCGTACTACGGGTTTCGTGCCAGGTATGCTGTTATCGTTCAACGTAGTGTCGGTACACATTCTTTTCAACACATCGTCAAATATCAACGATTGGACGAATTACAGGAAAAAATACAGCATTTTTCAACTCGCGTCTTAAAAAGTGATTGTTTAGACCTGCCTGAGAAGGTTTATACGAAGCGCTCTGTGTCATTGACTCCCGAACAATTAAAGGCTTACACAGAGATGAAAAAAGCGGCAATAACGTTCTTTGAAGAAAATGTAATGACTGCTGCCTCTGTTTTGACACAAATGATACGACTACATCAAATAACTTGTGGTCATGTCAAAACAGATGACGGAGAAGTAAAACCGATTAAAAATAATCGTATAAAAGAATTACTAGAGGTACTCGAAGAAACAGATGGTAAGGTTATTATCTGGGCCGTGTACCGTTATGATATACAAGAGATAGAAAGAACGTTAGGAGAGAAGTATGGTAAAGAAAGTGTTGCGACATATTATGGGGATACAAAAGATAGTATACGCCAGTCTATTGTTGACAGGTTTATGGATGCTGATGATCCTCTTCGATTTTTTGTGGGAAATCCCAAGACAGGAGGTTATGGCCTTACTCTTACTTCTTCTCACACTGTTGTGTATTACTCTAACGATTACTCATTAGAAGTACGGTTACAATCAGAAGACCGAGCGCATAGAATAGGGCAAACATCAAAGGTGACATACGTAGATTTAATGGCAGATCATACTATAGATGAGAAAATTGTCAAAGCATTGAATGCTAAAATAGATCTGGCTAGTCAAGTTATGGGCGAAGACCCGAAGAAAATACTATTCGGCTAATGCTCTTTCGAGCAATACTTCGAGCCGTATCACTCGTTCTTTTATTTCTGGGATGTCTGACAATATTATTTTTTCTAGTTGCACTTGCTTTGACTCAACTGCTTGTAGTCGTGTTGACATCATTCCGTAGGTTGCACCTGCGGCTACTAAGATTAATCCGACCCAAATAATATTCTTTAAACTATTGTCCATACATTCCTCCGTAAGGTGGAAAGAAAGATCCTATACCAAAATTATTATTAAAACCACCAAAAGATGATTGATCCATGCCTCCTTGTCCCAAACTTGCAATACCTTGTTCTATATTTTTTAACGTTCCAAGAATATCATCTTGATTAGGACCCATGAGCTGTTGTCCAACTCTGTTGAAAGGGTTAGTTTCAGCACTAGCTATTTCTTGTGGTCCTGTAACAATAGGGTTAACACTTGTAGTGCCGTCTAAATAATTTGGATTTCCAAAAACATCTTGACTAACTCCTTCTGTTGGTTGAGGTAAAGAAGCTATAGCTGTATTTTCTATTCCTCCTATTTTGTTTGGAAAAAGAGAAGGACCTCCCGCCGAACCTAAATTAGCAGGATCTGCTGGTTTACGATTTGGATTTCCTGGAAAGTTATTCAAAGGTATATTGGAACCAGAAGCTCCTGGAATGCCTTCTTCTTGGGTAAGCATTGTTGGTCCTAAAGATATAGGTGGTAGTTTTGTTTTTTGTTGATCTCCATAATAATATAAAAATTCTGGTGAATTTCTATCCACCTGTCCCGAGTTTGGCCCAGAAGTTAATCTAGGAAGATCAAGATTATAACCACCTCCCATTGCATCATTAAACCTTTCATATCCTTGAAGGGTAGCTCCTTTACTAGCAAAGTCTTCGTATTGATTTTTATTTACACTTTCAAATCCTTTAGGTGCAGCCATTCTTATACCCCCTGCCATGTTAAATAATTTATTTAAATCTTTATTATAAAAATATTGTCTTTCAATATTTTCATCGACAGGTCGTTGTACTAAATTACCACCACCAGCTAAACCACCAGCTAAAGGATTTCCATATAAGGGTTTATCAATCACAATTAAAACTCAAAGTTACTTGCGCCCATCAATCGTTGATATTCTGGGTTGTTTAAAGAAGCGATACCTTTTTCCATCATTCCGCCATTTGCTGCTTGTTGAATGCCACCTGAATTTATAAATTGTTCAAACTCTTCTCTTGTTGTTGGCTCTTGAGCTCCAAATCCTAAAAACCCTTTGTCTTCTAATTGTTTAACTTTATTAAATAATGAGTCGCGTGATTGAAAATCTAAACTCTGCATAGGATTTCTCATAAAGTCTATTTGTTTTTGAGTTAGTTCTGCTACATCAAATTGATTGTTAGGATCTACTTGATTCATTGTATTAAATGCGCCGTCACCAATTATAGGTACGCCAGGCATTCTTGTACCAAAACCTTTTCTTGTATCAAAATAATCTCCTGTTCCTTCAAATAGTTTTTGATCCGCTAAAGGATCTAATTTTTCTACCTCTTGTTGAGGAACATCAGTAAGAAAAGAGTCAAAACCTTTTCTAAAATTAGCACCACTGCCTGGTCTGTTTTGAACAGTAAATGTGCTAGGCTCTTCTCTTTTAGCAATTGCGTCTTGAAATATATCTACTGCATCATCTTTTACATCACTTGCTTTGCCTGTTAAAAAATCTAAACCACTTTCAACGGCACCCATACCTTTATCAATTCCTGATACTAGAGAATCAAGCCCTTGACCAGCTCCTGATTTAGCAAAATCAAAACCTCTTTTACTTGCATCCAAACCTTTTTCTATTAAACCAAAAGGTATACCTGTTATTGCTCCCGCAATCGTAGGTCCCATTTCCATTGCAAAATTTTCTACAGGAAATCTTTGTGCATATGCTTTTCTCATTTCAGGAGAAGAAGTTCTAAGATTATTCATGTCCCTTTGATATTTGTTTCTATTATCGTAAAAATCAAAAATCATTTTTTGAGCTGAATTCATATCACCGTAATTATTTACACCTTTAAATTTACCTTGAAATTTTGTAGGCATGTCTAATACGACTTGATTAACCGAAGCCTGTTGTGTGTTTCTGTTGTCACCTTGAGGATTGCTTCTTATAAAAGTATCTAATCTTTCACTTGCAGATGTAGGTCTATCTTCAACATATGAATATGTAGTTGTAGGTTTTTTATTTTTAAATGTTGTTTTCTGACGTGGTGGCATTATACTTTTCCTCGTAGTGCTAACGCTGCATCTAAATCACCAGATGCTAACGCTGCTCGTTGGTCCGTGTTCAACGGACTATTTCTAGTCATTCCTCTTAAACCAGGACCTGATATTGCTGCATTTGTATCGAACATAGACTCGCCGCCCATGCTAGGAACATCAGGCATTGCTATTTCTGTATCACTTTCAATGACACTAGCTTTTCCTGTTTCAATATCTTCTAAAGCTTTTTCTTCTGTTTCAATGTTTTGTAAGTTTTGTATGCTAAGGTTAAGATTGTCTCCATATCTTTCATTCATGTAATCACGCATAAAGCCGTCATTAATACTGTCTGTTACAGCAAGATATTCACTGTTGTATAAGTAATCTAAAAACCCACTTGGATTTTTTGCTACCTTATCAGGTGTATTAAATTCTTTTGGTAACTCTTCTCTAATAACAGGTTGTCTAAAGTATCCTCGTAAGAAGTTAACAAGAGACGCTCTCTTTACTACATCAGATGTTTTTGGATCTACAATTTTTGTGTATGCTTTTAGTGCACCTGGCTCAGATAAAAAGTTTGCTGTTCTTCGTGTTAATAAACCAAGCATAATAGACCCAGCTACACCGCCTGGTAAAAAGTTTCCCTCTCCTGTTTGTTGAGCACTAATAGCACCCGAACCAAAAATAGCAAAAGTATTTGCAGCAGATCTTACACCACCTAAAGATAAACGTCTTGCTACGATTTGTGAAGTAGATGTGCCTATGCCTGCTTGTTTTACCATGGACTGCAAGGCTACTAAATTATTAATATTTTCTTTAAACGCTTTGCCGTTGTATCCAGCAAGTGTCATCATTTCTTCAAAGCCTTCATCTTGAAAATTAATGTTTTGTTTTAATTTATCTACGTCTAATATTTTTTCATTGATTGTTATAGTTCCTGGTTTGCCTGAAGGGTCTGCTACTTTAACAGCTATTTCTTGAGCATCATCTAAAGCTGCTTTAAAACCATTATTAACCCATGATCGTACACCTGTCATAAATGCATTCTGACCAACAAGTTGTTGGTAGTCTCTCACACGTTGTGGTGAAAGACCATCTCTAAATAACATCTTACCTATTTCATCAGAATAAAAATATCCAGGTAAGTCTGGTCCTGATGTAAATAAATTTTGATCAACTAAATTAAATTGTTTTGCTGCAGGGCTTTTATACAAAGGACTCATTTTACCAAATACTTCATTAGCTCTGTACAAAGATTTTTTTGCAGCTTCTGCTAATACTTTTTCTTCGGCGTTTAATCCTGGTGCCCAGTTTGCATAATCATTTAAATCTCCTGTTAATGCTTTTCTAGCTTTGGCTAATAAACTTCCACCCATAATACCTTGTTTAGCACCACCTGGACCTAACTTACTTTCCGCTTCTTGATACAATCTGTTAATCTCACGTTGAAACGTTCTCACATCTTTTGGTTTTATATAATCAGGCAAGTTAGATAATGTCTCAACAACAAATTTTTCAATCTTATCAAGCTCAGGTTTAAATTCATTATAATTTTCTAATTGAACTTTCATGTCTGCAATTTCATCTCTAATGCTCTGTGCCATAGATTTTGTTCTTGATGTAGGTATAAAAGATTTAGATATTTTTTTTGCTTTGTTTTCAAAATCTGTGTACAGCAAATCATTAATGTAAGAGAATTGTCTGTATCTTTTCCCTGCTTCCTCAAACATAAAAGCACCTACTTCTGTCATGTGTTGTATTGGAGCTAATTCATTTACTCTTAACTCAGCAGCCATCATATCTTTATAACTTCTAAATCCAGCATTTCTTGCATCAGTGTCCATTTGTTTTCTCACCGCTCTTGGTAGTGATTTATAGCTGTTAGTTATGTAATCAATTAAAGGATCATCGCTTTGACCTCTTCCAAGATCACCTAATGCATCTTTCATACCTTTGGTTAATTCTATTGAAGCGAGTGTATTTCTTTTTTGAAAGCCCCCTCCTAAGAAAGGTAATTTACCAATAACTTGAAAGAATGACCCAGCTACAGGAGATAACACTCCACCAGCACCTCTTGATAATTGTGATATACCAATAGGCACATTATAAAATTCTGCAATGTTTGCAAATTGAGCTCGTGGTCCTTCTATACCAAATAATGCTTTACCTAAAAAAGGTCTAAGAGTAGATGCAACGCCCATTAAACCTGCAGCTCCCCCTGTAAAGTATAAGGTATTTCTACCATGCGTTAATGCTTCGAGGGCCGCGTTTGGTGCATCTTGAGGATCTGGAATTCCATATGTTTTTCTAATAGCTGCATTTGTTAGATCGTATACGAGACTCGCTGCTGTACCACCTATTGTTGCACCTGCTGTTGTTTTAAATATAGAACCTTCTAATACTTCATCAGCAAGGCTCTTTGGTACTTTGGCTCCACCAGGTTTTGGTCCACCTTTAAATCCAATCATAGAACCACCAATGTCACCAGCCATGATAAAATCATTTCGTGATCCAGGCACAGTATTTCGCACCATTTGATTTAATTCTGTGTATTTATTCTGTGCAAATTTTTTAGGATCTCTAAATATTTGAAAGATACTAGCGGTGTTATCAATAGCATTACGATGTACTTCGGGATCATATGCATCTTTAAATTTCTTTACATAATATTTGTAAGGATCTTCTCTTCGTTTCATTTCATCTGCTACGGCTTCTTGCGATTGTAAAGCGTTAGCCATTTGATTTGTAATGTAATTAAATTGTTTTGCGTTAATAGGATTTTTATCTTCCTTTGCTCTTTCTCTGTTAATTAATTTAATAACATTATTTTGCTCAACTTCTGTTCTTGGTGCAAAAATTGGATAAAAAGTTCTGTTATCAAAAGGAGCTCCTTTAACTTTAGGTATTGCTCTATCTTGCCCTGTTTCAGGATCAACTGATCTTTCCAATACTTCTTTTTTAACAGTAATATATCGTGGTCCACGTAAACCTGTTTGCTGTGAAGGAAGCTCCACAGACATGTATCCTTCAGGGACCATTGATCTTTCTTTATACATCATTCTGGTAACTCCAAGTCTGCGTATGGATCAACGAACTCTGTTGCTCCGTCTAATGATTTATTAACATTTTGATTTTGTAATTCCTGTTCTGTGCTAAATTTTGATGGATTATAGTTATATAAAAACCCCTCTTCATATCCTGCTTTTTTATATATTTGTTTCTGTGCATTAACAAAACCTTGTAGTTCAGATTCAATCGCACCTAATGATGTGATAACCGTATCTGAAGAAGTATCTAAATTATATAATGATAAGGATGCTTTTGCATTGTTAACATCATCAACATTCAAACGACCAGTTGGTTTTCTTGCTCTTGCTACTGCGTAGTAAATTGCATTTAATTTAATTTCGTTGGCAGCAAGTGCGGGGTCATAGTTTTCACGTGGCTTAACAAAAAACTCTTGATATATCTTATTTTCATCTGATTCTAAATCAGCATAAAAATCAGTAGCATTTCTGCCAGGATAAGCGTTTTGATAAGAACCTGCTAAATCATTAAATACACTTGATTCAATTTTATTTTTTGCAGCTTCATATGAGTCTTGATCAATAACACCAGCTTCGACAAATGTATCTGCGATATCAAGAATAGTACCTTTAATGTTTTGTAATGTCTTTTTAATAGCACCTGGTGCACCAACTCTTCCTCTGTTTTGTGCAATAGATGTTTTAATATCACTAATAAAAGATAGTGCTTGATTACCTGTATTTATTTTTTCTGCTTGTGCT